AGGCCAAGCTCCGCGACTTCAGGACGGTCCGGATCGCCAAGGGAAGCCAAATCTCGTCCGCGGAAATACAAGGAATCCGGGCGTTCGGCTCCGAAACCGAGATGAAGCAGGTTCAGGAGGAAGTAGCGCGCCGCCTCAATCAGCTCGTCGCCGATGTAGAGCTCACGTGGGAAAACCATAGGCTGGGCGCGGTGCAGGGGATCGTGACGGACGCGGACGGCACTACGATCGTCGACTTCTTCTCAGAGTTCGAGGTCACTCAGCCGACAGAGGTGGACTTCGACTTCTCAGCTCTTACCGACGGCGACGTGCGGACGAAGATCGAGGCGAGCATCACCCGCCCGATGATCCGCGCCGCGAAGGGCGCCTTCGTGACCGGCTCTCGCATCATCGCGCTCGTCGGCGATACGTTCTGGGATGAATTCGTAAACCACAGCGAGATCCGGACGGCGTTTCTCAACCACCAGGCGGCGGCCGCGCTTCGCGACGACACGGCTTTCGGAACGTTCCGATATGCCGGCGTCGACTGGGTGAACTACCGCGGAACCGACGACAACACGACCGTCTCCGTCGCCGCTGCAGAGGCCAAGTTCTTTCCGGCAAACGCGCCCGGCGTATTCAAGGTGGCGTGGGGACCGGCAGAGTCAATCGATCTCGCGAACATGCCCGGCGCGCCACTTCGCTCTCTTGTTTTGCCCGACACTTCAGGCCGTAACGCTTTCGTCGACGTCGAGGTGTACAGCTATCCGCTCTACGTCTGCACGCGACCACTCACCCTTCGGCGGGCGAAACGGATCTAGGTGAAGCGCTGAGGAGCGTCCATGGATCTCCGCCCGCCCATTACCGCGGCCATGGACGCCTTCTCTGTGCCGGCCGTTGTCACGCTGTCCTACACCAGCCCCGTCACCACACGCGGGATTTGGGTGACGCCAATAACGGAAGACGTTCCGATCGGCGAATTCCAGCGTCTCGAGCTGAAACGGATTATGGCACTCAGCAAAACGGACATCCCAAAAATTCCAATAGGCACGGAGATCGTTGCTCCTGAGATTTCGGGCGGGCCGACGAAAATATGGAAGGTCGACGCGCTCGAGCTCGCCGACGATGAGCATAACCGCGTCGTCCTGGTCGAGGTGGATTGCTGATGGCAGCGTCGCGGCGGAGGCTGATTTTGGAGGAGTTCCGGACGCGCCTCCAAAAGATCCAGACGAATAACGGATTCCTTACCGACGCCGGTGATACGATCTTTCTAGGAGAGCATGTGACCTTAGGGCCAGACGATCCAGACACCGCACTCGCGATCGTCGTAGAGGAAGACTTTAGGAAGCCGTCGTCGCAAGGGATGGGCAGCGGTGCGCTTGCAGCCGTTGAGATCACACTACCCGTTAGCGTCCACGCTCTCGCGAAGGCTGATTTGGACGAGCCACTTCTAGCGCAAGAGGATGTTATCGACGACATCGAACGTGCGATCGAACTAGCTGACCGTACTCTCGGCGGGCTCGTTGGGGAGCTCACTCAGGGGTCGGTCACTCCGCTCGAGCGTGAAGAAGGGTCGACGGTGGTTGGTGCAGCCGTCGCCTATTCCGTCGTCTATTCCAAGAAATGGGGAGACCCAGCGGCGTAATGGCGGAAACTGTTTCTTTCATCCTCGATACGCGCGATGTCGACCGCGAGCTCGCATCGCTCGGCAAGCAGGTCCCGCGCATCGTCGCGCGTTCTTTAAACCGCACCAATAAGGGCTTCCAAACCGTCATGAAGCGCCCGGTTGCCCGCGACGTCGGGGTAAAAGTTGGAACCATTTCTAAGCTGATGAAGACCGGGAAAGCAAGCCCCGGCCGGCCGCGGGCGACAACCACGGTGCGTGATAAACGCATTCCCCTGATACAGCTCGCCGCTCGCCAAACACGCCGCGGCGTCACCTACCGTTCTGGCGGCAAGCGTCGGCGCATCCCACACGGGTTTATCGCCACGATGCCCACGGGCCATGAAGGCGTCTTTGTGCGGCGTCGACGGACGCGACTCCCCATCCGGGAACTCTTCGCTGCTTCGATCCTGAAGGTGTTCCGGAGGCATCTCCCCAAAGGCCGCGCGCGGGTCACAGCGCAACTCCCGAAAGAGATTCGCGCCGGTATCAAGCAAGCTCTGAGGGCGGCGTAGGAATCGACATATGGCGACGAAAAAGAGACTGCGTGCATTGAGGGGCTTCAACTACCCGGACGCCAAGAGCATGGCGTTAGTCCAGCGCGTTGGTGGCAAAACGAAACTAACACGAGAGCAACGCGCTCAGCTCCAGGTCGTAGAGGTTGAGCTCGGGGAGTGGTGTGACGACCTTCCGGACGTTGTGCACGCAGCTGCTCTCCGTCGTCGGCTCGTAGAAGAAGTCGACGTTCAAATCGAAGGCCCCAAGACGAGAACGACGAAGAAGACGGCAATCAAGCCCGGGAAGGATCATAAATGACCGCCGGTCGACACGGATCCGCCGAGTTTTTTCTATTAGTCGACGGATACAACCTGACGGCTGCGAAGGTTGAGAGCTTCGCCGACGCAGCGATCGCGCCGAACATCGAGTCCTGGGGGCTCGGGGATGACTGGAAGGAGCGGTCGCCTCTCGGAGTGAGGGAGGCTGAACTTACTGCAGAGGGCACATTCTTCGATACGAACGCCGGTAACTCCCACGACGCGCTCTCGGGGAGCGTACCGTCCTCACCGCAAGCGGTTCAACGGATCGTCTCGTTCGGCAAATCGGGGGAGGCGATAGGAGACGAATTTGTAGGGGTGGAAGGCGCTTACACGCATCGCTACGAAGTGATCACAAAGAATGAGGATCTCCAGAGGGCCAACGCGGCTTACTCGGTGAGCGGACAGCGAGACGAGGGACACATCCTTCAACCGCTCGCTGCACAGACCGCCGACTGGAACACCGAAGCCACTCCTGTCGACTACACAGCCGACAGAGGTCAGCAGGTTGTGCCCATCGATACGTCCTCGGTGGCGAACCCGAGCGTCATAACGACAACGGTGCCCCACGGACTCACAAACGGCCAGAAAGTTTTGATCGCTGGCCACAGCGGGAGCACTCCGAGCATCAACGGCGAGCACGTTGCGACGGTTCTCACCACCACGACGTTTACGATCCCGGTGGACGTCACGGTTGGCGGCACCGGCGGCACATTGGTGCAGGCAAACTCGCTCAACGGCGGCGCCGGGTATCTTCAGGTGCCATCGGTCACGGACTTCACAAACTTCGTCGGCAAGATTCGAGATTCAGACGACGACATCACGTACGCCGATTTGATCACCTTCGCGGACAATGTGTCGGCGCCGTTCGCGGAACGCAAGACCGTTTCCGGGGTAGTCGAGCGCTACACCGCGTTTGACGGGGACACAACGGGCGCCGGTTCAATCACAGCTTTTTGCGGCCTCGCCCGAGGCTAGGAGGATAGGTAAATGACAGCAGGACGCCACGGAATAGCAGATGTAACGGTGACGCTCGAGGACACACCAGGCGGGACCCCCAGGAACATCGAGAACTACATCGAGAACGGGATCAGCGCTGCAGACATGGTCGAGATGGTGGAGAACACGTCGCTCGGCGACTCGTGGAAGTCACGTATTCCTACTGGAGTTCGAGACAGCGACCAGCTCACGATCGAAGGCGACTGGGATACGACCCCGACGACCGGATCGCATGTCGTGTTGAGGCAGGTGGCGGCCGACGTGAGTCCGCAATCTGTCGGCCGCGAGCTCGTGGTCACTTTCGGCGACTCCAAAGTGTGGACTCGCAAGGTGCATCTAGAGAAGTCCACCGTCAAAGCGCAGAAAGGGAACATCCATAAGATCGAGGCTGTCCTGACACCGACTGGCTCGGCTGTGTGGACGCCGTGATCTCTTGATGCGTGAGTCGTAACCGAAAGCGAATCCCGAGAGCCGAGCGAAGGAGAAAGAAACGTATGCTGGTAACGAGAGAGCCAACCCGGCGGGAGATCCCGGACGAGGAAGGCCAGTGGATAGACATCTGCAAGCTGTCGCTTTCGCAGATGAAGGCGGCCAGGAAAGCAGCAACGATCGACAGCGCGAGTATAGCCAAGGCGTTTGGCCCGGAACTCGTCAAGGCGCTCAAGGACGACGACAGTGGCAGCAAGAAACTGAAAAAGCTCAACAGGGCGCTGCAGTACGAAGAAAATCAGTTTGACACCGAGGTTCTGCTCACGGCAGGTATTGTCGAGTGGAGCTACAACGCAGACTGGAGCGAAGCGCCGATCTGCGACCTTCTCGACGAGCGAACCGGGATCTGGATCAAAAATGAAATCATCGATCTAAACCGGCCACCGAGCGAGGAAGAGGAAAAAAACTCCTAGCCCACTTGTACCGCGCGCTCAACGAAGATGGTGCGGCGCCGTTCGAGTGGGTTGTGAGCCGAGTATGCGAGGAGTTCGGAGTCTTGCCAAGCGCAGCGGTACAGGAGCTCGAAAACGATCCCGAGCGTCTCGCCTTGACGATCATCTCCATGCGCTCGTTCGCTGGCGCAAAAGATATGTACGACAGGTACGCCGCGGACGATAACCCGAAAAAGAAGCCGTTGCCAGAAACCCGGACGATGGATTTGGTGAAAGAGATCGATTTGAGAGTCGCGAAAGAAGATATTGCCGCCGCGGAAGCGGAAGCGATGAAGGAAGGTTTGGAG